AATTCTAACCATATTGAGAGTATATTTACCCTCATTAAGATGCTCCTGCTCCCATTCTAGGTCCAGAACCTTCTTTTGTTTGTATAGGTCCTGAAGATGTGCTTGCATCATTTATAACCTCCTCATAGGTTATTCTGTTTACCTTGGGATCATTCATTTCTCCAAGATACTCCCATTTTATATCACCTTTTCCCAATCTGTCAAGTATTGCGTTTTCAATATCTAATGAGGTTTCAATGCAGGTTATATTAAAATCTGCATGATGTTGATACGCTGATATTTGTATTCTAAAGGTTTTTTGGTGCATTTTTTCTTTCTATATTTAAAATATGGCGGGATTGTGTCCCGCCATATTAATTTAATGATTATGCTCCCGGTGATCCGAAAATACCTCTCCAGTCTGAGAATCCAAAAGAATATCTCTCTCTAGCTTTGTATCTTACGTTACCAGTTGTAAAGTCGCCTTCCATAGCTGTTTTCATCGGTGCTCTAACAAAATGTTTTAGACCATTAGGCACGTCTGTTTTAATGAAAAACGCATCTGTATCAGTTAAGTAATGGTTCACAGTATAACCTTGTGGAATCATTCCTTTTGACACAACTGCATTGATATCATTGTCAGCTGTTCCAACTCTTTGAGAAGATTTCATTAATCTCTCAGCTGTAAATTGTAAAGCTGAAGGTATAATTAATTTAGTACCTTGAGCTGCAATTTTTAGACCTCTTTCATCAGTCAAAGCAGCAATATCTATTAAAGATTGCTCCAATGATGTTTCATTAAGGTCAGCCGCAGTAGATAACTCATTTCTATCTGTTCCCGCAGAAATTGGGTGGTCAGTAGCACAAAGCTCTTTACCATCACCGCCTGCAGAAGATGAACTGAACGCGTTGTTTAACACATTAGCAGCTTTCACTTGTTTAGTGTTAGCCATTGATCTTGCTAAAGCTTTTGTATATCTAGACGCAAGTCTGTCATACAAGTTATCCTCGATTGCTTCTTCAGTAATCGCGAATGCTAGTGCAAGTGTTTCATGTGTGTAACGAGCTGTAAAAGTTTCTTGTGCATTATCAAATGAAACTGAAGTTCCTTCAGCTTTGATTGGTGCATTTGCGAAACCAGATAACATAACTTCTTCTTCAAAAGCTCTGTCACTGTTTTCAGTGTCGAAAATTTCCGCATGCTCATTAGCATAGTTGTTGTATTCCAAGCCGAATAGTGCATTCAAACCTGGCTCTAGTTCTTTAACTAGTTGTCCTCTTGATATAGCCATAATTTAATCTCCTATTCCGCTATTATACGCCAGTTGCGGTCATGTAGAAGTGTTCGTTGATGATCACTTTAAAATTACAATTAGCAGATGTTAAATCGCTATTGTCTGGATCGTCAGAAACTCCAATGATTCGCAAGTTAGCTGTAGTTGTTGATTGAGTATCCGTAATTTCAGTTTTAGAAACGAAATGCGGAGTTACACCTGCTCCAACAGCAACATCAGCGTTTGTGAAAACGTCTAGTTGTTGTGTTGCGCCTGATGCATCCGATTGTACTTCATAAACTTGATGCGGATCGTCAGTAATAAACGCTTTGATATCAGTAGCTGCGTTTGAAGCAACTAGGTGATTAGCAAAGGTTGGTTTACTTGTTGAAGAGTCTGTAAAAAACACACCCTGACAAGAGCCTAAAAGAACTCCATTATCAGTAGCTGCGCCTATTCCAACTGTTCCTGCTGCTAAAGCAACCATAAGGTCGTTTTGAGCAAAAGCTGAAGCGCAAGCTGCTACTTCGTATTCAGTAGCTGCGTTGTTATCAGGTGACCCTCCAATTTTGCCTAGGGGTTTTAATCCAAAGGCTGCGTCTTGGTTTGCCATATTTATCTCCTTTGTCTACCGAAGGTAGACGATTAATTTAATTCGTTGGCAAAAATTGCTAAAAAATTATTAGCTCTTTTTTGTACCACCGAAGGTTACACGAGTCTGTCGATCACTATCGATCGGCATACCTGGATGCTGTTCCTTCAGAAGATCGTTATCAATCGCTTCGTCTTTTTGTTTTGCAAGGTTATTAAAATATGCCTCACGCGATTTAACAAGCTCATTAGATATCCTAGCCAGCAATAGGCCGCCAACTCCGATGACCCCTTTGTATTTACCTTGGTCCAGAACTGGATAATCTTGATCTGGATATTCATCCGCTCTTACAAGCTCATATCCTGATCTTAATTTACCGGCCATGTTTTTTGTATCATCAAAACCCATAGTCTCGGATCTTATCCATCTGTGATGGTACCCGTCTGGTGCAGGGGGTGCATCTAAAGATGATGGTGGAGTCCAAACAGTTTTTTTAGCTGTTTTAGCTCTTGTTTGACTCGCACGGGAAGTTTTTATTGTATCGTTCGTCATATGCTTATGCCTCCTTCGTGATTTTTAGTTGTTTCGCATATTCTTCTAGTGGCACTCCTAATTTTTTAGCAATTGCTACTTGTGATGAAGTGAGTCTCACAGTTTGGCGACCAGGTTTTACACTCCGCGTAGCTGACGCTACAGTTTGAGTAGGTTTAGTCGTTTCCTTTGGTTCAGTTTTAACAAATTTATGTGGGAAGTCAAGCTTCATTCTACGATCTACTTCAGCATAGTATTCATCTGAATTAGGGTCAAAACCTTCTTCTTTAGTTAATTTGTCATGTAAATCAAAAGCAGTATAAGTCATAGCAGCATCTTGTCCAAACCAAGAATTTCTTTCAGCCCATTCTTCGGCTTTTGGATCTGGTTTAGTTTGTTGAGGTGCAATTGCTTGATCTAATGTAGGAGTTTTAACTTCTGTAGATTTAATTTCAGTTTGTTTTTTTAAGTTTGCAACTCTTGCTTCTTCTACACCTAATCTCGCTATCATTTTTTGTGCTTGCACTTCAGCGTTTATGTCTCCATCTTCTCTAGCTTTTGCTAATTGAGATTGCGCTGCTTGAAGACCAGAAATAACTCTACCTTCCATGGCACTTACATAATTTGGCTCAATGGTAGATAATTTATTTTTTAAAGTTTCTTGCTCTACTTGTACTCCTTTAGCGTACTCTATAGCAGCTTCTTTTTGTCGTTCTGCTTCACGCCATTTCTTAGTTAGTTTTGCAATTCTTTTTTGAACGCCTTCGCTATATTGCTCTAATTCTTCTTTTTTAGTTTCTTGCTTCTCGTTGCTTGTTTCTTTTTTCTCTTCTTTAGTTTCTTCTACAACAGTTTCTTCAACTGGTTTAGTTTCTTCTACAACAGTTTCTTTTTCAGGTTCTGTTTTTTCTTCTATTACCTGTTTTACTTTTTCTTCTTCTAGTTCAATTTCAGCACCGGGACCCGATGTATCAATATCAACTAGATCTTGTTTGTTTTCTTCTGTTTCTGGCATAGTTATCTCCTTCTATGTTAAATATTATGCAGCACGGATTCTGGATTATTTATTGTACCCAAAACCTCGTCGTCATTTAATAGACGGACTTCGCCGCCTTCGATAGGTAATCTTGATCCTGCATAACGAGCAAAAATTACCCAATCTCCTTTTTTACACCAAGCTCCTGTTGGAAATTTTTCTTTGTCAAAATAAGCTAATGGTCCTACTTTTAAAACGTAACCACAGTTAGTCGCAATTCTTAATTTTTCTAAAGACTCTTGTGCAATAATTATACCACCTTTGGTTTTTTCTTTAGGTGTAAATGGCAACACAAGTAGTCGCCAGCCACTAGGTTCGGGCAGCTGTTCTTTTTGTTTCTTAATATTTTCTGGATTTAAAGGCTCTGGTTCACCTTTAGCTTCTTCTTTGTATTTGTCTTGAAGACCAAGTTTAATTTTTGGTACTTCCGTTGATTCCGACGACGTTTCCTTCATTTTTTTGCTCCTTTTCTTCTAGCAGGTTAGAGATTTCCTGTAATAGATATTGATAAGTTCTTGCTTGTCCTAACATATACTGATATTTTTCCATGTTGTCAACTCCACCACTAATCATGGTGTCGCCGATTCTTTGTAAGTTGTCTCTCATAATTTTTTGTATTTTAGAAACAACAGTTAATGGGTCCATCATATTAACATTTCCATCTTCTTCTAGCTTGACGGATACGTGAGTTTGGATCGTTTCTTGTTTTTGCTGATGACCTTTTTAATTGTCCTAGTGATCTAGCGCAGTATGATTTTCTACGATTAGCAGCTTTTGATCCTGGCTTCACTTTTCCAGTCACGGCTGTTTTTAGTTTTGAGCCGGGATTTGCTCTTCTGTAGGCAGCGACACCCGCTCTTGTCATGCCTGCTCCAGATTTTGTAGATCTGTAGTTTTTTTTATTTCTAGCTATTGGATTTTCTCTACTCATACTAATCCACCTAAACTAACTTTTTTTCTTTTTGCAAATGTTGGAACATTAGTTGGTTTGCCCCCTGGATTCCCCGCAGCTCTCTTTCTGCTGACAGCACTCGCCTTTTGCGACTTTGTCATCCGTGTGGCTTTTGCAAGTGGAACGCATTTTGGATATTTTCTCTTTGAGCCTTTCGACCTCCCGCATGGTTGATATTTTCCATCCTTCTTCGGAGCTCCAATATCTACCCATTTTTCTTTTACCCATGCTCTTAAACCTTTTTCGGCCATGTTATTTATTTGGTCTTCTAGCTTTACCAAATCCTTTTATTTGAATACATCCAGCCATACCGCCAGCAGCAGATTTTTTTCTACCACCTGGTTTTATTTTTCCAGAACAAACTCCTGACGCGTACATGTTTGCATATGCGCTTGGATATACCTTAAATTTTCTTTTTGCTGCTGCTTTTCCTTTTGGACAAAGTTTAGCCATTATGATTTCGCCGTTTGTTTTGCTCTTGCAAAGTTTGCTGCAGTTGGTGCACCTTTTGATCCTGGTGATCTCATTTTTTCACCTGAACCAGCTTTGATTCTAGCTTTTTTAGCTGCAATGTTTGCATAAAGACCTGGACCACCGCCAGCTCTTTTAACTCTGCCGCCTGCTCTGTATTTTGCAATTTTACTTCTACCTTTAATTTCTTTTCCTGGCATTATATTTTTCCTCTCTTCATTGCTTTTCCACCACCTGCGTAAGCGATACCACCACCCATAAAAGATGATCTTTTGTCTTTACCAGCTATAGCATTTTCTATAGCTTTACCTCTTTTTTTTTCGTAACCACTTAATGATCCATCTTTATTTAAATCTGCTTTTTTTGGATTTTTTAACATTATTTTTTTCCTCCCTTAAATATTTGAGTTCCCTTTATACCATAAATACTCGCCACGACAAGGATCCAAAGGTTTGTAAACCATGACGGGAGCTGCTGGAACTGCTCAAAAAACTCTTTTATCTTTGCAGAAGCATTTGGATCGTCCGAAAACACCCCCCAGGCGATCACCAAAATTGGCAACGTGAGAATTACGAGAACTGCCTCGTCTTTCCAGTCCGATTGTCTAGCTTCTAGTAGTTTTCCAGAATATTCCAGCTCACCAGAGGCCATTTTTTCTGCATGTTTGGCTTGTGCATTAGCCATCATCATTTTAGTCTCTTGTTTTTTCTTATAAATGTGTGAACCTGCGTTTAATGCTAATTTAATTGCTGAAAACCACATAATTAATCTCCTTTTCTAATAATTGATACACTATCTGGCACTTTATCGCTAGAAGGTATCGTTTTACCTAAAATTGTTTTCTGAATTGACGTATCAGCTCTTAATTGTGCTAATTCTTCGTTCTGATCTAGTTTTTCTTCAGTGTTTGCTTGGTTCATCATAGCCTTCATTCGGTCTAAGTTCATTTTTTCTTCGCCTTCTTTCTGTTTTCTAGCATCATCTTTAGCTTTAAGGTCTAATTCTCTTGATCTTAGCTTCGCTATTGGATCATTATCGAACTGTGAAGTAATTTTCTTCTCTTCTTTTGCAAAATCATCCATCATTTCTGATATTAACACTGCTTTTCTGCCGTCTATTCTCTCTTGTAGCATTCTTGCTTGCTGTTGTAGCTGTGGATTCTGTTGTGCCATCTGCATCATTTGTTGTAATTGAGGTAACTCGTCTCTAAATTCTACTTCAATCTGTTCTTGTGCCATTAAACTTATATGTTCAAGTATATTTTTCTGTATTGAAGCACCAATTGCAGGTGAATTCTTAACCATGTTAGTTTCCATAAAGTTTAAATGCGCTGTAATGTGTGCTTGATGGTCTTGACCAGGAAATGCTTGAAACGGAATACCGCCTAATGCATCAATGTGTTCTAATGCAGGATCTTTTGGCATAGGTTGAGGTGGTTTTTTTAAAATTAAGTCAATATCTTTTACCCCCAATGCCTCATACATATTTCGATACACTTCGTATTGATTATGTATTTGAGGGTTTGAGGCAGCCAATTGCATTTCAGTTTGAGCTAAAGATATCCTTTGCGTTTGGCTAAAGATATTGGGATCTGCAACTGGTAAGATGTCTACACGGTCATCAAAATCTAATTGTTTAATTTGATTCTGTCCACCAATAACATCATAGGGGTAAACTGGAGGTAAGTATGTTTTAAATACTCTAGCCAAAATTGTAAATTCTTTTTTCATCGCGGCGTACATTCTTTTGTGGATCGCTGACATTACACGCGATCCTCTTTCCAACATAGCGACTGTCGTGCCCACTGCTGCTTGTTGGTTCCCGTCTCCTACCTGCAGGTCGGCAATAGATGCAAATCTTTGCCCTGCTTGTACCACGACACCCATAAGTGATAATAAAGTTTGTGATGGTTCTTTAAACGGCAATGTCATAAATGCATCTTTTAAGTTTCCTCCAGGTGCATCGACATCTCTAAACTCACCGGGTTGAATTGATTGCGCCTCGTCTCTCATTTTAATACCACGCATTTTAAATCCAGCGGGTAAGTTAGACAAGGTTCCAGCATCTAACAGCTGTCTTAATGCAGCTGTTGCTGTTCTTGATAATCCACCAATCATGTGAGTTAAACCAAAACCGTAAAATCCTAAACCAGGTAAAAATTTAAAATGAACAAAATAATTAATTTTACTTTTTAATATGTCGCCTGCTTCGTAGTTTCTTCTAATTGATAATACTTTTCTAGTTCCTTCTTCAACTGTTACAATGTATGGTAATTTAATTCCTGTAGCTTCCCCGTCTTGGCCTAAATCTTCAAAGCCTTCTAAATCTAAAGTAACATGACACTCTAACAAAGTGTACATTCTTTGATCTCTTCCTTTAGATGTTCCGTCTAATTCTCTTTCTGCTTTTTCAGAAGCAGTTTCATTTATGTACGATGGGTTAATTTCTATGTCTCTATAAAATCCTCCAACTTGTTGTTTTCTTAATTCGTTTTCTGTCATACGCACTCTATGTATTACAGATTCACAATCATCTAATGATGTTGCAGTATATGGTACAACGATATCATCTGCAGGAACGTATTTTGAAACAGCTCTTTGCATAATTTCATCGTAGTAAACTTTTTTAAATGCAGAACCTGCAAGTGGTAAATAAAATAACATTTGATCAAACTCTGCTTCGTATTCTTTCATCTCAGACATAATTTGATAATTCATAAACTGTTTTACTCTTTGCGACTGCGCTTCTTTATCAGGTGTTGGCATGCCAATTATTTGAGTTCTAACTGGACCTTGCGCTGGTAATAATTCTTTATAAGCTAAAGCTTGAAACTGTGTAACAGCTTCTGCTAATACTGGATGCGTCGCGCCCGATGCGCCTTTAAATGGTTCTGTTCTGTCGTCATAATTAAAACCCAACAGCTCTAATCCTTGTGTATAAGTTCTTTCCCAATCTTTTCTTGAAGATTTATAATCTGTATAATCTTCATACATTTTACTTCCTAACGGATCTAAAACATCGTCAGGCAACAATTCAGCTAAATTAGAAAAATGTCCTTCAGTGCCTTCAACGTTTACCGCAGATGGATCAAAGTCTACATCAACACTTCCGTCTTCGTTTTCTTGAACTTCAACAGGCCCTTTTGTTTTTTGTAATTGTTCTTTTTCTAACTCTACTTGAATTTCTTCCGCGCTAGGAATATTAATTTCTTTTCTTACCTCATTAGGTAAGGCCTTTTCTATTTCTGCCATTTATTTCTCCAGTTTCACTGTCTTAGCAGTATTACTCTTAATATTCAAGCCCTGTGGATTAGGTCCTGATTTAGGTGGTGGTCCTGATTTCTTGCCGCCCGCTCCTAGTGGCTTGTCTACTCTACCTCCTAATTTCATTTCACTTCTCATTTCTGCTAAAACATATTGTATAGCTGATAGTTCTGACATATCAGCGCCTATCTCACGTACACGTTTTTCAAATTCTTTTTTTCGTTCTGGACTAAAATTTTTTGAATATTTATCTGTTAGTTCTGACATTATATGTACCTACTGTTCCCTGTAAGAGGTTTATCTATGAAGCCACCGTAGGCTTTTTTAGTTTTTTCTAATTCCTCAATGGTAGAAGCAACTTTCTCCGCTGCTGCTTTAGGCTCTCCTTTTTTATCATATTCTAAATTTTGAAATATATCTTTTAAACTAGGATATAATGGTTCTGTTGTATCTCTTAAAAGATCTTGTGCAACTAATTCTTTTGTTTTTTCTTTTGCAAAACTAAGACCATCTATAGTGCTAATAGCATCTTTTTGATTCATACCATCTTCGTCTACAAAAAATAAATTAAAAGTTTTTCTATTTCCTTGTTTATTACCAAATTCATTAAGTGGATCAACTTCAATAAGTTCACCCACAAGTTTTTTATCAAATAAAACATAATGACCATAACCATCTGGAGTTTTCCTAAAAGTTATTTGTTTTTTTAAAGCTGGTATTTCAAAATCTTTTATTGGTATATTATTTTCTTTAGAAGCTTTTTCAACTTCTTCTTTAGTTAAAAATTTATCCCAAGTTTGAATTTTATTAATAGGTTGTTGTTTTTCTTTTATTTCTTTTCTAATTACTTCTTCAGCTGTTTGTTTAGTTAATTCTGGTAAAAGATCTGGTTCCCCCTCTGGTGGTTCTTGTTGCGGTGGCTTTTCTTCTTTAATAGGACTTGGAGGATTGTTATCTCCTATTCCTCTTTTTTTATTTTTAAACATAGATGCAATACCTTGAGCAGGCATTAGTGTTGTTATAAGTTTCTGAGCTTGTTCAGGATTTTCTTGAATGTATTTATTTACTTCATCAGTAACTTTTGCCATACCTAAAGTAGCAACAGAAAGACCTAAAGCCTCTGCAATTGGAAGGATAAAAGGTGCTGCTTGAATCATTAATAATATGTCCTTTTCGTTTTTATAATTTTCTCTTCTTCATAGTCTTCAGGATGCGGTACCAACCCTCCCTGTCTAAATCGCATCACAGCTTGGGTCATACTATCAACCAAGTCATCATGATCTCCGTATGGAAAAGCTGCACACTCTTCAATAACCTCTTCTGCGAACTTTTCTTCAGGAGCCCACACCATACCAGATTCAAACAAAGGTGCAACAGCATTTACACGGGCATGCTTATCGTTTCCTTTTGACGGTGTAAAATTAACTACAGGTATCCCCATATTTCTAAGCTCGTAGGTTAGTGGCAATCCACTGGCTTTAGCTTCAATTAATACCGTTTCAGGTTTCCAATAGTCATATTGTTCTTTTGCAACGCGACGAAGTTCGGGGAACTCGTATCTACCTTTTAATGCATCAACCAATATCAACTGCTGCGGACTGTCTTCAGATTCTCTAAAGATACCCCATGTTGTAATTGCACTATAGTCGGCTGTTTCCTTTTTCATGAATGCAGTATCGTATGATTGTATGACATGTTCTAAAGCTGGCATTTCATCCTTCTCCCAAACGTTCCACCATTCTCTTTTGATGATTGCGCCTTCTTCACTAGTTGGGTTCTGCATCCATTGTGCATTCCACTTACCAATTGATAGTGATGCTTTAACTGTTTCTAATTCTTTTAGCTGCCAATACTCAGGCCATACTGGTTTATTCGACGGCATGATTGCAGGAAACTCTATCAGCTCCCACTGATCTGCCTTTGCTTCTTTTTGATGTTTTAATAATTGACCTGTTAGATCTTTAACATTCCATCTGGTCATTACACAAACGATAGCACCACCTGGCTGAAGCCTTTGACGTGGACCGGATGTATACCATTCATACGCTCGCTCTAGCGCTGTCATGTTAAGCGCATCTTGCTCAGAGTGTGGATCGTCAATTATTAATAGGTCAGCACCCCGTCCGGTGATGGCACCGCCTACACCAGATGCAAAGTATTCACCACCCTGCGCTGTTTCCCATCTTCCCGCTGCTTGACTATCTTCCCTCAATCTTGTCTCAAAGACTTTTTTATAATCTTCGGTGTCCATTAATGTTTTAGCTTTACGCCCGAATCTAATAGCTAGTTCTCCGGTGTGGGTTGTTTGAATAATTTTTAGTTTCGGGTTTCTACCTATCATCCAAGCGGGCAGCAAGGAGCTGGCGAACTCGGACTTTGTATGTCTTGGTGGCATATTGACAATCAATCTCTTAATTTTGCCTTGTGCTATCTGGTTAAATTTTTCTGCAATAATTTTATGGTGCCTTCCTTCAATAAAATCTGGCCACATGTGTTTGGTAAAAGACAGAAAGTCATCTTTGACTTTGGATATCTTTTTCTTTTCATCAAGCTTTACAGCCATTTTCATGAAATCTTTTCTTATATCAGGTGGGAGTTTTTTTATTTTATCTAGATCAATTTGCATTTTGAAAAAAATTTTTTGTAAAATTTTTTAGTTAATGTTTCCAACGATTATTACTGTATTCGGTATTGTTCTAGAAAGCAATAACGAATTTGAGGTCATAAACCGTACAAATCCGACAATATTGTCATCAGTTAGTTACATTTTTCTCGCAAAATAGAATTAATTAAAAAGAACTTTTAATATTTTGGAAGAGTGTTGGGACCTCTATTGAGATAAAAAAACCCGCCACGCGCTATTCTTAACGCGTGGCGGGTATCGAGGAACTATTTAATTAAACCTAAACTTGTTAATCTTTTTGTATTTACTTTTATTTCTTTACTTTCAATAGGTTTTATAAACTCTATTTTTTTAATTCCTATTCCATTCTTATAAGGTATTACTTTATATGGCGTTGGACTTTCAAGGCCTGTCTTAATACAGTCTTCTATATATTGTTTCCAATTCATTTGTTTTACCTCTTTGTTTATTTTTTTAAAATATCAAATTTCTTTAATACCTTTATTAATACACTAAAAGATTTTTCATTTAAGTCTTCAATGTCTTTAGCATATTCTTTTAGACTTTCATCTTGTTTCATATCTTTGACAAGATTTTTTTGTACTTGTTTCCAATTCATTTTTTTTCCTCCGTTTGTTTATTCTAGGAAAATATAGGAGCCATTATTTAAAGTCAACTTTTATTTTACTTTAGAATAATTCTAAACTAGCGCTCTTCTAGTTTCACGTGAAACAACTTAGACGCGAGCGGCCCGTCTCTAGTTTCCCGTCTCTCAAAAAGTTTGAGCGAGTA